CGTTTGTGTCGCTGAAATGATTGGCACATTGAATTCAACTGCAAGCCCACGCAATTCTTCTGTTATCGTCTTTACTGCAATGTAGGTATTGACATTTGCAGTCATCTTGAATCGCTGTGGTGCACAAATATTGATGTAGTCAATTAGAATAACATCTGCTGTGAAATTCTTCTTTGTGCGAAGCTCATCTAGAAGATTACGAAAATGACCAACATGTGCCGAAGCAGTTGGATATTCTTTAATGATCAAACGCCCATTCGTTTTCGCTAGAAGTTGTCCCATTCGCATTTCATATTCTTTCTTAGTCATCGAATACAACTCATCGATGGAAAGATTCATCAAATTACAATCTATGCGCTCAGCTATTCTTTCCTCTGCCATTTCCAGAGTGATATAAAGAACATTGTATCCTTTCTTCATCGCTGAAGCGGCATAATGGCACAGAAACAATGACTTACCAACATTGGTCGATGCCATTGCCACGTTTAGTGTTTTCTTCGGCAAACCACCCTTGGTGATGGTATTGAACATCTCTAGATCAAATGGAATGCGCTCCTCTTTATGATGATAAAACTCATAGCGATCGCCGACCTTTAAAGCAAAGTCGTGACCCACATTTTTATCGAACGAAATCGCCAATGCCTCTTGAAGAATACCTGGCAATGCTTCTTTTGACAATTCCTTTTCAGTACCATCAATAATATGAATGGACTGCATAATGGCTTGATACAGGGCTTTATCTTTGCAAAACTGTTCTGTTCTCTGAATTAACCACTCCAAATTATCTGACTCATAAGTCAAAACATCGATTAATTGAAGTAGCTCTTCATATTCGGGTTTAGTTAACTTAAATTCTTCCGCATGTATTTTCAGAACAGTTTGATCTGGGCAAGCATTATATTTGGTTAGAAACTTGTGAATGTCATTGAAAAGAAGTTTGTCAATTCTACTATCAAAATATTCATCCCTGATAAATGGAATTACTTTTCTAGCATATTCTTCATTATTGATAAGGTTCGATAGAATGACTTCTTCTATTCTTTGCATTCATTCTCCTTAGTTGCTGCAGTTGCATAATCTTCAATTAACGACACCAAAATATCACCAATGACCTTTTCAAATTCTGGTGTGGGTGATGTTATACCAACAGCTTCATGCACGTCATAATCAAAGGACAATGGAACTTGTCCATCAGAATCCTCTTCACCAAATTTTATCTTTCCAAATGAAAACTTAGTACCTTTGTATGGACCTTCCTCAAGAACGAGAACTGCCATTCCAACATCATTTTCATCCTTAGTAACATCGTATTTAATAGGCATATAACCTCACTTAAAATCTTCGTCATTGTACATAGTGTGTGCACCAAGTTGATACTTGTTTGCTACGAATTCTTGAAACTCTTTATCCTTCAAAATTGGTGCCCAAAATTCCTTCGTTTCTGTGTCTACAGCACGAACCTTCGTATTCTCAAATGCCGACTTGTACCAACCATTAGATGGTTTAGTAACATGTCCTGATTCTAATGCAATGTCAAGAAGTCCAGAATACTTACTCACACCATAATCGAAAGTAACAAGAAACGATAATCTTGATTTCTCTTTTACGAAACGAGACTTATCAACATTGATATTGAAATTATATCCTGCTAACTCACCACCTTCTTTTTCTTGTGAACGACCAATAATCCACACCGTATTTGCAGAATACATTACACCCGTTCCGCCCGAAACAACATCCTTCGGAAACAGACCAATCTCCTTGTAAGTATGATTGACAACTAGACAAGGTAAATTCTTTGAAGTAAGGCTTGGAGTGATGATGCGAAACAATGACTTCAATGCTTTTGCACGACTCATATCAGCAACTGACTTTTCATCAAGCGCATCTTGTACTTCTTTCTTCGAAGCAAGATTTCCGATTGAATCAATAAAAATAATAACCTTATCTCCTCGCTCAATTGCATCAAGACGCTTTGAAATGTCAAACTTCAAATGTTCAATATGCTCAACTGGAATATGAATGACTCGTTCAATGTCAATCTCTTGTGCCGAGAAATACTCAGGAGTTGTACCAAATTCTGAATCATAAAATAGGCACACAGAATCCTTGTACTTCTTCATGTATGCACGAACCATAATCAATGCAAGGTTCGATTTGAAATGCTTAGAAGGTCCTGCTAGAACAGTAAGACCTGGAATGAGTCCGCCTTTTAGATTTCCAGACAGAGCAATGTTAATGATAGGGACTTCTGTGGGTATCATGTCTTTTTCAGTAAACACCACAGATTGTGATAATACAGACGCAGGAGTCACACCTGCATTTTGAAGCTTTTCTAGTAGTGACATATTTTCTCCGTTAGTTGCTGTTTTATTTTAGGTGTGGAGCTACCGCCACCATAATTCATCCCACATATTTAGGAACTCTTTTTCCGCCACATCTGCACTCCAGGGGCGAATTCTATCATCTAATGGGTCAATGCCATTTAGCATCGACCAATTCTCACCATATGCCGCTGGCATTAGATCTCGCTTTTCTGTTGCTAATAGTATCAGGTCATAGGGTTTAATGTCAAATATTTTGTCGGGTTTTATTCCGTATGCTTGAAGAATGACATTCTCAACTTTGCGCTCCATATCTTTATATTGAGGCAGCAACTTCTTTAATGGTGTCGGAATATCACCCATATAGGCTTCTGCTGCGTCATGCAACAATGCAACCAACTTTAATTCAGTAGGAGCAATTTCTGCAACATGTATAGAATGTTGTGCTACACTATAAAAGTGCGAACAATGTCCGTTAAACCTGCACTGTTTAGATAACGCCTTAGCAATGTCCCGTATGTATATCTGATCTGCATTAGGCTCAAGATAATCGAAGTAATTATCTTCAGAGGTTTGAAGTATATAGTCACTCATGAGAAAAACATCTCCAGTGATGGTTGATATTCAATAGACCAACCAATCTTATCAGTAATCGACTTCAACGGATTAACAAACACCTTTTCCCACTGAGTATCGTAATCAATATACTTGTCTAATCCAAATTCGGGTGGTAACTTATCGTGTGCTACAAATGAAATAACATCTTCCCGAATTGGATTTGGCAAACGAAGATAAATGAATTTGATCTTATCGCCGTTAGCTAACGGCTGAATCATTCGTTCAGTTTTCTTCAAGAGCATGTTATGCAGAAGAGCACCACGAACATGAATCGGGCATGCCTTCTTGTAAATTGTTTTTGGATCTGACCACTTATCTACGTCCGATAAGGATCGTGGAAATGCAATCTCATCTGCAGGCATGGTATAGAATTTAGCCTTAACTTCCTCTACAAATTTATGCAGATCCTCTTCGGACTTTTCAAAAATCAAAACCAGTGCTTCTTTCAGATACTTACGAACCAACATCGGCGTGCTAGTCTTGATAATGTCAAGACCCATAATCTTCAGCTTATATGGGTTGTAGATCACACCTTCAGAATCATGCACCTTCAATGCATATCGTTTCTTTGAAGTGAATAATCCTCTCGATGCAATTGCCTCGCGCTTCATTGACAGAGCAGGCTCATGACAATTGCAATATTTGTAAATCTCGTCGACTGAAGCATTAATCACTTTCTGTAACGAAGGCTCGAGCTTATTAAGAAAACTCAATGTCTGATCGATAGTCTTTCCAGGCATCAATTTATCGACAATCGGTTGCACATTGACATAACAGCTATCGGTATCCATAGTAATGATGTAGTCCATTGGACCAAACACCTTACCAAGATAATCGTTTAGTTTCTTTTCTACATGCTGAATACAAAGTTGTCCTGTCAATGTTACAGCTTCAGCCAATTTCAGATTGAAGTAACGAAACCCTGCATTGCCAACTGCACCGTAATATGAATTCGCAAGAATCTTGTAAGCCATCTGCTTACCATTCAGGCTTGCAATTTCATTCGCCCTTTCTACAGAAAAATTCTCCTGGTTTTCTTTCTCCAGAGCGTTCATACGCTTACGGACAACCTTACGACCATCAATGATATATTTCATGATGGTTGGAGAAAATCCCGTTATGTCATTTCGGAAATAAGCACCATTCGCTGCATAACAATACTTTTTTGATCGGGGTTCTGTCTCTGTCTCAATATGATTTATTTTGATCGGGGTGGGTGATACATCAACCAAGGTTTCTGGACTGATATTCCACTGACGAATGATTGAAGGATATAGTGATGCAAAGTCAAATGACATCACCCAACCATACAACCCTGGGATGGGCTCCTTTACATACGCGCCCGCGAACTCACCACCAGACTGTCGTTTACTATTCGGAATAACTACATTCTGATTAGATAGGAAGTTATAAATGAATACATCCCATGTACGAACGGGACTGAATACATCTCGAATGTTGCACTTCGCCATGTATGCAACGGCAAGGACCAATTCAATGAATTTCAGCTTTCTATCAAGAAGGTGAACTAGAATTGAGTCGTGGACGTTGTATTCTACGAACGATTGAAAATCTTTCGTATACCAATCTTTAAAGGAACCCCACTTATTCTCATGCTTTGCCTCACCTAATTCAATTCCTGCAATATGATTTAGTGCCCACGACTCCTGTTGCGAATAAGTATACTTCTTGTAGAGGTCAATATAGTCGAGACTATTGACTCCCATAATATCCCACACCGTAACCTTCTTGCCACGATCTTCAATTTGGCGAGAATTCAACTTCTTCCACGGTGAAAGATTGTTAGCCCATGCAGGATTAAGCTGATTAATTACACGATGAATAATGTACGGAATATCAAACTTATCAATGTTCCATCCTGACACAACATCAGGTGGACTAGAACTCCACCAAGTCAGAAAACCTCGTAGCATGTCAAGTTCATTTGAATACGTTATCAGCAAAATCCTTTACGGGTTTGCTACTGAAAACATATGCTGCTTCTCTCTGTTTATCGAAAACAGAAATGACTAGAATTGCCTCATTCGCAGTTTCGATGTTTGGAAACCCTTTCTCTGAGGAAACCTCAATGTCAATGAAATACGTCTTGACTGACTTTAGATCATAGTTAATGTCACCGGAAAACTTCTTGTTGATGTACTGATACTGGAGTTGGCGCTGACCGAATATCTCCATGTTGGAAATATCTTCGTAGTCGTTGAGATATTCCTTGAACTGATTAATTGAATCAAATTCAATTTCACGCAGAGGATCATTCCACAATGATTTGTGATCACCGTTTTGGTCGCGGACAAACAAAGATGGATGAAAGTCAACCTTCTCCTTGACTCTCACTCCATCCTTATAACCCAAATACAATACGGTGCTACCGTAAGGCAGCACCGACGTATAAAATTCACTCATAGCTTATGATTGCGGATCAATTCTTCAAATGTATTGAATAGTTGCTCGCATCTCATATCATGAAGTGTAATGGCACCAAGTAGAGCATTAGCTAACTTATCTTCATCCTCAGCAAGACCGTGGTCGCATACTCCAGCGAAGATAAGTTGCAGGTCCTCTTTTAGATTCCAAACCTGCATGATTTCCTGTTCAAGATCAAAACGTGTTTTCATTCAATCAACTCTCCACATACCCATAGTGGTTTCATCAATCTTGCGAACAGCAATTCGCATGTTAGCCTTTGCTGCTCGACTATACCAATTACTAGGACAGAATTCATCAGTAGGAAAATAAACTACATCACCAACCTTCATCTCTGTCAAAAGAGGATTAATGGCATTGCGAACATTCGGCAGAGGAACATTCTTGTAAATCTTGCCATACTCAAAAGAACTACTAGTCTTACGGGTTGTCATAATAAAATCTCCAATTAAACAAGTTCATCACTAGAATTTGCGCGCTTCTTGTCAAAGCGACGCTCAACGAAACGGGGCAGAAACAATGAATCTACCCCACCACCTTTCTTGGTGATGCGAGCATTATATCGCACTGTGACAATATTTCCAATTAAATCAGTACCCCAAGTTGCTCGCTCATCATCAGAAAAACCACTACCAACACTTACACGAACCTTACCATCACGCGTTTCACAAACAAGAGCACCAAGCATCCCTTCATACTTACCAGAACCTTCCTGAATGTCGACCACAATAAGATCAGCTTCATTCTCAGCCTTCATCTTACCAAGATCCTTTGAACGCTTGGGAACCCAAAGAGACTTAATGTTCTTCAGAATAGCTCCCTCTTCACCCCTAGCAATCTGCTCTTCAAAGAAGACCTGTGCCTCATCTTCATTATTAACAATGGTAGATGCTACACAAAAAATGCGCTCAGGCTTATTGTGCTGAAAGCGCTTATTCAAGCTATACAGGCGATCCTTATAAGGAATGGTCGATGAAAAATCAACAATATCCCACCCAACGAATCGAACCTGTGCGGCTTCCTTCGGGCTAATGGTTCCCTTATTAGCCTTATTAGCAAGACCATTAGAAGTCTTACGATCAAGCGCCTTAGCAAGAGATTTATCATTAGCATAGAATAGAAGTTCGCCATCCCAAGTTTCGCCAGGATTCATTACTGCTCTTGCAGATTCAGTTAATGCATTATGCAGTTCGAATACCTTTCCAGAACGCGCATATGCGATAACCTGCTCACCATCAAAATACAAATGACAGCGGGCACCATCATACTTAGTCTGTGCATAGGCAGGATACTTGATGCCAGCGATATCCTTATGCGCCAACATAACATCAAAGGTAGGAATCAAGCCCTTCCAAATCTTATTGACAGTAGCTTCTGACACACCACAGCGGAGATCACCCTGCACGATACGCCAAAGGACTTCAGCGTTATCAGGGTGGAGCTTGTTCGCAGTCTTCTGCAACAAATCGCGGGCTGCATTGCCCGTAACCTGTCGGCGAGCCAACTTGTCAAGAACTGGAAATACGGTTTCCAATGATGCATTGCCGTTCGCATCATAGTCGTACTTCTTGACATAAAAATTCATGTAGGGATTGAGGGCATAGACAAAGACCTTCTTCACCAATTCATTACTGAACTGACGACGAAGGATCTCTTCTTTTTCTAAGCGAGAAGAAGTCTGCTCAAGCTCTTCAAGGAAATCAAGAATACTAGTCATGTATTAATCCTTCTTGTAAGCAGCGCTGGCACCAAGTAGCATGATAACAACAAATGCTGCAACCCAATGATTAAAATCGTATGGGTTGCTCAGGTCCCACAACATGTTGATAGCCCAAATAAGGGCGAACGGGCTGATAAGAAGCATCACCAGCACAAAAACGATCAGCGTCAAGATTACTGCACCATGCATGTCAAAATTCTCCGTCGTCGCTATCATCTTCAGGATGCCGAACCTTCGGACCATGATAGTGCGGGTTAGGCATCCAAACATCAAAAGGAGTCAGGATCCACGCTTGATCGGGGTGGTCGTCTCCAGCATTATCGGCATACTCATACATCGCTTCTGCTGGAGTAGCAACCCACGACTGATCCTGAAATAAATGTGAGCTCATGTTAGCCATTCCCACCGTCGTTGCCAAGGAAAAGGTATCGGTGATTATAATGTGACTGTGCGCGACTGACAAACGGATTGCCGCGGAAGTCCATATAATCGGCATGCTCATCGGGGCGGAAAGCCTCGCGGTGTGTCTCAACCCGAACATTCCAATGACACCCGACAGACTCAGAGGTAAGAACCTCAACAATCGCTTCCTGATCCTGCGTCTTCAACCATTCAATCAGCTCTGCGACGTTCATTCGTTTCTCCTCGATTGACAACGCATATTATACAGGTTTCCGATTTTCCGTCTAGCATCGTGTAACTTATTGATTCTATTATCAATAACTCATGGCATTCTTGTATAGATAGGCTTGAACCCGTGCTGAAACATTATAACCACGAGCCAGTGCTTCTAGTGCGATCTGTGATACATCATCAGTCAGCTGTTGTGTAACAGTAGCACCAACTGGCTGAATCCAAACAGGATAAACAACTCCAGCATGTCTGAATTGTCGTAAAACCTGCTCTAATTCATCCCAGCATTCTTTTCTATTTGCAACAACAAACTTTAATTGTCAGCCGTCGCGATTCGCAGTTGGATAAGAAGCATCTTGATATTGTTTAACAACATTTGGCTTGATTGCTTTGTTATTGGGTTCACCCGAAACAGTTTCTAGTTTTGGAGATACAGAAAAGAAAAACTCACCAAAGCCCGAATGATAACGAATATTTGCTTCTTCAAAAGTAGCTTGATCTAGTTCTTGTGTGCCGTTCGTCTCAACTGTTACATTGAGAAAACTTTTTCCTCTAGAACGAAACTCATTAAGAATATCAACAATGCCTTTCTGATTCTTTGGAAGAAGAGGTTCTCCACCTGTAAACACTAAATGACGAGTAACTCCAGTCAACATGTCTCTAATGTTATGCGACGGCAGCATCAACTCTTGTAAACGAGTAACCACTTCTGCTGGTGTATATTCTGGGCAGAGATGTTTAAATTTTGAAGCCCAAGAATATGATGAATCACAACCATACTCTAAAACAGGAAGCTGATCTAGACGAGTAAACTTTGAAACGTCAAGGTCTTTGTATGGAAGAATGTACGTTGAGGGATCTTTCGGATTTCTTTGTCCGAAGCCATTGCATTGAAGATTACAAGCAAAGAATCGCACCCAAACAGACAACTGTCCAGTGTAACGACCCTCACCTTGATGAGATTGAAATAATTCTGAAATTCGATATTTGTTCATAATCAAAGTGGGGGCTTACGCCCCCACCCCTCACAATCATTTGATGACTGGGATTTGACGAGGTTTCATCTCTTCAGGAATTCGGCGATGCAAACTGATAGTAAGAATACCATCTTTTAGTTCAGCGCCCGTAACCTCAACATTATCCGCTAGTGTAAATTCACGTCTAAAGTCTCTTGCTGCGATTCCTTGGTAGAGATAATCAACAGAATCATCAACCGCGACTTTCGACCCAACTACATACAGAACATTGTCTTTGACTGAAACATCGACTTCATCTTTACTATTGAAGCCAGCGATTGCTAACTCAATGGTATAGTTTTCATCTCCAATCTTGATAATGTTATATGGTGGATACGAAGGAGCTTTTACATTCGTTAAGGCTTCAAGAACCTTTAACGGACGATCAAAGCCAACAGTGAATGGGAAAAAGTTTGAAGAGCGAAAAGTATAATCGTTCATTATTGCCTCCTTATTTAAAGCAAGGTTTAAAAATAACTAGCCCCACGATTGGCGACTAGATAAGCGTTAATCCCAAGACTAACGACTTATTCTGCTACAGACTCTGCCTTTACCTTCTCAGCAGCTAGCTGGGTTTCAGCCTGAGTCTTAATATTATTTATCAGGTCAGCTACCTGAATAAAGGGAAGCTGCCCTAGAGCAGACAACACCGAATTAACTTCATTAACTTTCAATTCAATAGAAACAGTTTCCATTATGTTTACCTCTTGGTTCCAATATTGTATTTTGATTCAAGTATCCAATTTGGTTTATCGCTGTAATGTAAAATCTTAATTGTGTTCA